GCAAGTGTCACAGTATTTAGTAGAGATATTACTATGATATCTTCATATCTCTACAGAAAGCTGGCATAGCGTTAGTATTAGTGTACGACTTGTACTTAGCGAAACAATTCATTGCATCGAATCTTTCTTTATGTGTGTTGTATACTTCGTCATGATTATACTTTACTGCTTCACCTTTTTTGTTTGTGAAAGTTATTACTTCGTTTTTACCGATTAAGGATTTTCTTATTACAAATCTTTTTAAAGTCATATTATTATATTTTAATTAGTTATTTATTATATTTATATTATCTATTTACTTTCGTATTTACTTTGTAAACTCAAATATTAAAATGTATATTATTATTGAGAATGTTAGTATTGATATTAATATATTCATATTTAGTATTTTTTAGTTACATATATATTATCTAATTAGTTTCGTATTTACTTTGTTAAGTGAATTACAATGTAGTTACGAATATATATGGATATTATGGGTAAAGGTTGAAAATAAAATATTGAAAAGGTATGGATTGAAGGGGGGTGGGGAAAATAATGGGGTTCTATATGGGGGGTGGGGGTATAGGGGGGTAGGGGCAGCACTATACTCCTATATTTATAATACCAAATAAAAGTAAATATATAAAGTACTATGTAATTATCTAGAATATGGAATAACAGCAAGGTGCTGTAATAAAATAAATAAATTCAATATGGCGTCACTTAAATCAACACTATCTTTATCTAGCACAGATGTTTCTTCTGATGCTTTATCTTTTTCAGTTACTGATACTGCCACTGTAAATGCACCAATAGAAAATGTAGCTAGAATAACAGCAACCACTACTGGTGGCGCAAGTATTATACTTCCAAGTGTAGATGCTACAAGATATGTTTATATAAAACACCTTGGATTAAACTCAGCTGGTGGATCATCTGGTGCTGATCAAGTTAAAGTAGAAACAGCTGATGGTACAGAAATAATGCGTATATCTAAAGATGAGTTTGCATTTTTTCCACATCACGCTGGTGGAGCCGGTTTAATACAACTAGAAGCTACAGCTAATACAGTACAAGTTGAATACGCTTACTTTACTAGATCATAAATTATAAATAACTATGGCAACATTAAAACCAACATTATCATTATCAAGTACAGATGTATCATCAGATGCATTGTCATTTTCAGTAACAGATACTTTAACAACTGGTAATCCAAGCAAAGGTATATCTAAAGTAAATGCAGGAACAACAGGGGGTGACACTGTAATAAAACCAGCGGGTACAGCAACAGCATACATGTATATAAAACATACTGGAACAACAGATGGATCTACAGCAACAACTAACGCTGTAGACGTAGAAGATACTGATAACGTTGCTTTTGCTAGATTATCAGCAGGTGAATTTATGTTTTTACCTTACAGCAAAGCCGGTGGAAGTAAAGGAGTTCAATTACAAACAACTTCAGGTACAGTACAAGTAGAGTACGCATTTTTTACTAAAGCATAATAAGGAAAATCCTTATACCTAATCAATTAAAACCAAAAACATGACATACATATACTATAAAAGTAGTACATATACTACAGAACCTAAAATTTCAGAGAAACAATTAGCAGAGTGGAAGCACTTAGCTAACAAAAAGAACTGGAGAATTACACAATTACCCAACGGGTACTACCAAACAGAGGTAAATAAGCCCGATAATGAAGAAACTTGGGTAGATATTACAAGAAGAGAGACAATGGAAGGTGCAGAAGCTGCAATAAACGGCAGTGTTGAGCACTTTGAGAAGAAATTAGAGTACATTAAAGGCCCAAAGGTCGTTAAAACTTTTAAATAAAAACTATATGGCGTTTAAACTAGGCAAAGAAAAAAGAAATTTCAAACATTCGGGTAATGTTAACCTGGTTAGAACGCCATTAGATAAAGGAACAATAGCGGAAGCTAGAAACGATGGCACTATTGCTGTCAGTCCTAGTGTAAAACCTGGAAGTAAGTTAATGAAACGCGTCATTAAGCACGAACAAAAACACATGGAACAGATGGATGAGGGCAGAGCGGCATATGGAGACAACTGGGTTATGTGGGAGGATAAAATTTACATTAGAAAAAACGGGATGATTGATGGTCCAATGGGTAGATTACCTGAAGGACATCCAGCCCACCCATGGGAACAAGAGGCTATGCAAGCTGAAAAAGAATAAATTAATCGATTAAAAAAAAACAATATGGCATTTAAAATGAAGGGGATGGAGTTCGGTAAAGGAACACAATATAAGTCTCCACAGAAAATGAAAGCAGAAGCTGCAATGAAAATGCAAAGAGAAGCAGCTATGAAAATGGCCAAAAACTCTGCAATGGACATGGCTAAAAATCCTATGAAGATGAAGAAGGGCTCCGCTATGGATATGGCTGAAAAATCTCCAATGAAGGCAGTACCCTTATTACCTGTTGCAAAGAAAGCTGTTAAAAAAGGAGCTAAAGAATTAGCTAAAAATAAAAAGGTACAACAAAAAATTATCAAGCCGGTCACATCACTATTAGATAAGGGAAAACAAAAGGCCACTGAGTTAATAAAAAAATATGGTCCTAGCATAGGAGTTACTGCCTTAGCGGCAGGCGCAACAGCATCTAGTAAAAAAGATAAACCAGCTGTTCAAAATAAAAAGCAAGATAATAAAAATATAAAAGTTAACAAAAATGTATCTGTTGTTACCTCAGGTCCAAATACTGGTAAAGTTGTTAAAACTACACCTACACCTAAACCTAAACCTAAAGTTGATAAATTTGCTGAAGCTAAAAAGAGAGATCCTAATTTATCTAAGTATGTTGCTGAAAGAAAGAAGCATAAAAAAGGTTCTCCTGAATACAATGCTTTACAAAATAAAATAAACAAAGCTTATGGCGTTAGTAAAAGACATGGTCAAACAACGACTACAAAAACTGCTGGACCAAAAGTAAGTAAAGATACAAAGAGAACTACTAAAACTAAAGTTGCAACTCCAGGTCTAGGTTCTAAACAAACTAAAGTTGTTAAAGGAACTAAAGATAATATTAGAAAAACTAAAGTTGTAGAAAGAACTGAATCAGGAGATGTTTCTAAAAAAACTAAACAAAAGTTCGATGTTGAAGGTAATAGAAAGAAAAAGAAAGTAACTACTAAAACTAACGATACAGTAACTAAGTTAAAGATTAAAGATAGAAAAAACGAACCAGCTAAAATTAAAACAAGAAAAAGAGGTGGCACTGGAATTGGATCTGCTATAAAAACAAAGTTAGCTGAAAGAAAAATTAGAAGAGCAAAAAGAAAAGCAAATAAATAAGAAGTAGAACTTTAAATCTACAATCAATTTAATTAAATAAAATAAAATACATTATGGAATACAACTTACCAAGTGAGTTGGTGAAAGATCTTAGCTTTGGTGATGATGCTAAAGCTAAGGTAATCACCGGCGTAAATAAATTAGCCCAAGCCGTTAAATCTACATTAGGAGCGTCAGGTAAATGCGTTATCTACGAAGACGGTCGTGGCAAACCGGTCATAACAAAAGATGGAGTAACCGTTGCAGAGAGCGTAGTCTTGTTAGATCCGGTAGAAAATATGGGTGCAACCCTAATAAAAGAAGCCGCTAGAAATACAGTTAAAGATGCTGGTGATGGTACAACAACCGCTACAGTCTTAGCTGAAGCGCTAATTCAACAAATAGACACTGCAGTCGCAGATGGTCTTACAATCAGAGAAATAAAAGATGGAGTAAACCAAACACTAGATGATGTTATTGAATATCTTAATAACATATCTATAGATGTAGAAGGTGATATGCTTAAATCTGTTAGTGCTATATCATGTAACAATGATAAAGAACTAGGAGCTATTATAGCTGAAGCTTATGATAAGGTTGGTAAAAACGGTGTAGTACTAATGGAAACAAGTGAAACAGATGATACATATGTTGAGATAGTAGATGGAGTACAAGTAGATTGTGGCCTTACATCTACACACTTTGTTACAAACACAGATAAACAAACATGTGAATTAGATACTCCACTTGTATTAATATGTTCATCTGAAATACCTAATGTAAGAAAAATACAAGGAATATTAGAATACGTTATAAAGAACAATAGAGCTTTACTTATTATAGCGCCAGTAGCTCAATCAGTTAAGGCCGCTTTAATGATGAACAAAGTAAAAGGTAATATTAAAGTAAACATTATTGATTTACCAGGCTTTGGTCCTACTAAAAAGGATGCTACAGAAGATCTAGCTATATTAACAGGTGCTACAGTAATTAACGAAGAGCTAGGTGATGATTTGGATCTTATGAAGCCAGAACACTTAGGTGAAGCTGAGTTCTCAGTAACAGATAGTAAACATACAGTTCTAACACTAGATGGCATGACCGATGATATTGAAAATAGAATAGATGAGTTAAATGCTAAGTTAGCTAAAGAAAAAGATGGTTTTATTAAAAAGAAACTAGAAGATAGATTAGCTACATTATCTGGTAGTGTAGGTATAATTATGGTAGGAGCTAATTCAAAGGTTGAATTAAAAGAAAAGAAAGATCGTGTTGAAGATGCTATATATGCTACTAAGGCTGCACTACAAGAAGGTATAGTACCAGGTGGTGGTATAGCACTATTAAATGCTTCTCAAAAAATTTCAACCAGCGATGCTGGTAAGGTATTGTTAAATGCTTTATCTTCACCATTTGAAACTATTATGGATAACTCTGGTATGAAGCTTAATGTTAACATGAAGGAAGGTTATGGTTGTAATGTAATAACAGGTAACTTTGTTAAAATGATAGATGAAGGTATTATCGATCCTGTACTTGTAACTAAGTCTGCACTTAAAAACGCTGTAAGTGTAGCTTTAACTATTATGTCAGCGGATTGTGTAATATCAAATATAAGAATAGAAAATGCAAGCAGTTAACGATTACGTAATAATTGACATAATAAAAGAAGGTCCAAAGAAAGTTGGTGGTTTAATCTTAACAGATGAAACAGATGAAACGAATAGATACAAAAAAGCTAACGTTATTTCTACAGGCAACGATGTTCCTGTTGTTAACAAGGGTGATATTATATATTATGATGCGATAGCTGGACATGATATTGCTTACAATAATACTATGTATAAAGTTATACGCGCTAGAGATATAGTTATAGTAGAATAATTACTATTTACAAAAAGCGTGTAATATCTATTAAAGTAGATTATACATAAACTATAAACCATAAACAAGAAACAGAAAATCATAAATTAATTATTAATCATTAAAAAAAAATTAAAATGGAAAGATATTTGTATTTTAGACAAAGTGCTACATTGACAGATGACCATGATGAAGTTACTGGATCAAACATATATCCTGCTTCTTCTTTTATGGGAGCTTGTTCTGGTGATGCTGCTTTAGGTGGTGCAATTGCAGATGATGACGATAGGTTATCTTTGTTCTTCAAGCCAAAAGCAAAACAACCAGGAGGAGCTGGAGATGCTGATGACGCTTCTGCTGACTACAATGACATCGTTGTTTTAGACCTTACTACTGTTAACACACAAAAAGCGGTTCTTACCGATTTAGTTAACAAAATGTATGGACAACCCCATATCACTGGTATGATCGATGTTTTTGATGGAAACGCGGGAACAGGTCTTGCTGGTGTATCTGGTATACACGTTGTAGAGCACTCTGAAACTGCTGACTAATATTAGCATGAGATTAACAAGTCACGATTTACGTGATTTACAAATCCTTAAGTATTACAGGCTCGTTAGAAAATGGGCCTGTAAAACTTACGGGTTAACAGATGCAGACCTTGAACTCTTAATATATTTAGATTGCAAGGGGCGTTTTACAAGAAATGAATTTATCGACGGAACATATACCATGAGTTGGGATAAAAACCGTTGGGAGAAATTAAGGAGGAATGGTTGGATCGAAACGTGGAGACATAGAAATAGAACAACCATCAAATACTCTGTATTCAAAACCTCCTTTAAGTGTTCGCACTTAATAAGTAGAATATATAGAATACTCTTAGGTGAAGAAGATATACCAACTTCTGAAAAGAGTATTTTTTTTAATAACAAATCATATACCGATAAGGTCATGAATAAGTCTATCGATGATATGATAAAAGATAATGAACGATGATAAAGAATTTAGTAGGTGGCTTATTCAGCACGGTAGTAAAAAATGCAGAAGGAATACTTGATAAAGTTATTACAACGGACAAAGAAAGAGATGAAGCGAAACTTGCGCTTAAACGACTACTACTTGAAGCAGAGCAAGAAGCCTTCAAACAAGAAGTCGAAGACAGAAAGAGCGCTAGAGATATGTACAAAGACGACGCTCTTATTCAAAAAATACTTGCAACGTTATTTACAATTGCGTACTTTGGATTAAGCTTCATGATGTTTAGATACTTTGTAACAGGTGATCTAGAGCTAGGAGAATTTGAGATAAGTTTTATCTCTACAATATTTGGCGCAATGAGCGCAAAGGTTAATACGGTAGTCGACTTCTTTTTCGGCGGATCGTCAAAAAAGAATCAAGAACAACAAAATAATAAAAAATAAGATATGAACTCAAGATTTTATCAAACAACAGTTAGACCAGATTTTACAGTTGCTACCGCTATGGGTACAGCATATTCTGACAACGACTGTTTATTCACTTGGAATAAATTTCACATACCAAAAGGTACTGCTAAGTTAACTAATATCAGCGGAATAATCCAGGGTACTAATGCAACAGCAGGCAATAGTCACGATTTTACACTTTACTTTGCTAGAACAGTTAATGGCGTAGCCCCACCTAGATTTGATATTATTCATTCTAGCATGTCCGCTGCGTTTTCGGCAAGTTACAGAAGACATATAATAGGTAAAATACTAATAGACGAAAGTGCATCAACTGATACGGATCATTTAGTTGGATATAGTGTTTTCAATACTGGTGATTTTACAGGTAAAGTAGCTCCAACAATAATATTAAACTCAGATGGTGTTCCGTTTAATAACTCTCTTACTCATCCGTCAGGGTTTAATTATGATGATGGTACATCAACAGCATCTTCTATGAGCGAAACACCAGAAGGATATGAAACTTATTTTGTCGCTGCTATAGCTCATGGTGCTTTTGATTTTGGTACAGATGTAGATTTAAATCAAGTTGGTAATCAAGCCGCTTCAACTGCTGCTGTTCAAATAACAGTAGATGGAACAAATCCTCTCACTGTATTTGGATCAGGAGATATATTAGTTGGTGAAACTGGTGGGCCAACCATGGAAGTTGTTACTGTAGATAGTACGACAACAATGACAGTTAAAAATATAAGTGAACAAATTGATAATAACGAACAACTTTGTTTTAAAAGCCCAATAAGACTTGAACTTGGGTTTGAATACTAAAAAAATATAAATTAAATTAAATTAAATTAAATATGGCAAAAAAAGAAAAGGTTATCGACCTTAAGCAAAAGGTTGATAAAATATCAGATATTCATTTAGATGAATTACAAAAAATAGTTAATACTATAAATGGATTACAATTTAACATAGGCAAAGTAGAAGCTCAAAAACATCATTTACTACACGGTCTTGATGAAGCTCAAAAGGGAGTTAAAACTATGCAAGATAAGTTAGCTAAAGAATACGGTACTTATGATATTAATCTAGATGATGGTAGTATCAACTGGCCTAAAGAAAATAAAGATGAAAAATAATATCATCAGAAAAATTACTATAGGTAAAGATTATAAAACAGATTCAATGCATTATGCTGTACAACAAGAAGTTTACGGCGGACACAAAATATGTGATATAATAGAAGAAGAAGACAAGTATTGTATTTATATTAGAAAAGAAGAGGTGGTTATACCTTGGAAAGATTTTAATAAAAATATGGCCATATCAGTTGAGTATAATCTAGAATACTAATGAAAGCTTATAAAGATTTTATTGTATCTCCAATAGGTGAAAGATATAATAATTCTACAAAAGTTGGTGATAAAAATTTAATATTAAACACTGAGGTTTTTAATCATCAATATGTAAATAGATTAGCAAAAGTTATCGCTACTCCATTATTATTTCAATCACCTATTAACGTGGGTGATGAAGTAATAGTGCATCATAATATTTTTAGAAGATGGCACGATGTTAAAGGTAGAGAGAAGAATAGTAGATCTTATTGGAAAGAAGATAAATATATAATATCACAAGATCAACTGTATTTATATAAAAGAAAAGATTGGATCGCTACACCTGGATATAGTTTTGTACAACCTATAAAATCTACAAATAATCTAACTAACGATAATGAGCAACCATTAACTGGTATTATAAAGTATACAGATGGTGCTTATAATTTAAATACTTTAGTTGGTTTTACACCAAATAGTGAATATGAATTTATTATTGAAGGTAAAAGATTATATAGAGTTTTAAATAAATTTATTACAATTAAATATGAATATCAAGGAAACGAAGAAGAATATAATCCAAGCTGGGCACAAAGCGGTTGAAGAACTTATTAAAGTTGCTAGAGAAGAAATAGTTGATTCAGACGAAGATATATCAGCAGATAGATTAAAGAACGCGGCAGCTACAAAAAAGTTAGCTATATTCGATGCGTTTGAAATACTAAACAGGATTCACGAGGAAGAAGCTATGTTAGATGGCAAGACTGTAGAAGCAAAAGAAAATAAGTTTAAAGGATTCGCAGAAGGTAGATCAAAATGAGTTACGAGCAAACACTATATAAAATAGTTGAGCCAGTAAAACTAACTACAATAAAAAGATTAAATAAATCTAAAAAGTGGGAGTATGGTTATAACAAAGAAAATGATGTTGTTGTAATATCTAAAACCGGTATGATAGGTGATGTTATCGAAATACAAGGTTTACAAATAGCTTTACCTAAACAACCTAAAGAAATTTATTCTTGTAGCAAAATTAAACAAGAACAAAAGTGGAAACAGTTTTCACCTAATCCTGATTTTAAAAAAATTAAAACAGTATTTGACTGGCAAGTTTATCCAGATGATTTTAAAGAAAAGCATTATGGATATATAGACGAAGAGTTTAAAAGAAGAGAAGAAGGGTTTTGGTTTATGAACAAAGGTGAACCAACTTATATGACTGGTACGCACTATATGTATTTACAATGGAGTAAAATAGACGTTGGAGCACCAGACTTTAGAGAAGCAAATAGATTATTCTATATATTTTGGGAAGCGTGTAAAGCAGATAAAAGAAGTTACGGAATGTGTTATTTAAAAAATAGACGTTCTGGTTTTTCTTTTATGAGTTCTTCTGAAACTGTTAACATGGCAACTCTAGCAAGTGATAGTAGATTTGGTATATTGTCTAAAACGGGTGCCGATGCAAAGAAAATGTTTACTGATAAAGTTGTGCCAATAAGTTTAAACTATCCTTTCTTTTTCAAACCAATACAAGATGGTATGGATCGACCTAAATCTGAACTAGCTTATAGAGTACCAGCTAAAAAGTTTACTCGTAAAAAGATGAGGGAGCGAGAGGAGATTGATGACATGCAGGGTCTTGATACAACTATAGACTGGAAAAATACAGGTGATAATAGCTATGATGGTGAAAAGTTAAACCTACTAGTTCATGATGAAAGTGGTAAGTGGGAAAGACCTGATAACATAAAAAACAACTGGAGAGTTACAAAAACTTGTTTACGTTTAGGTAGTAGAATAGTTGGTAAGTGTATGATGGGAAGCACATCCAATGCCTTAGATAAAGGAGGTGATAATTTTAAAAATCTATATAATGATTCAGATGTTACCAGACGAAATAGAAATGGACAGACTAAGTCGGGATTATATTCTTTGTTTATTCCTATGGAATGGAATTACGAGGGATTCATTGATGAATTCGGACGACCTGTGTTCACTAATCCTAAACAACAAGCATTTGATCCACATGGAGTAGAGATAGATCAAGGAGTAATTGATCATTGGGAAAATGAAGCACATGGATTAAAAGATGACCAAGATGCTTTAAATGAATTTTATCGTCAGTTTCCTAGAACAGAAGAGCATGCGTTTAGAGATGAAACAAAAAATAGTTTATTTAACCTTATAAAAATATACGAGCAGATAGATTATAATGAAGGTAATAGAAACTCATCTGTAACTACAGCTGGTAACTTTCAGTGGGTTGGCGGTAAAAAAGATACACTAGTTACTTTTAATCCAGATCCTAATGGTAGGTTTAATATTAGTTGGGTTCCAGGACAAAAATTGCAAAATAACGTTATAATTAAAAATGGCGTACGTTATCCAGGTAACGAGCACATGGGTGCATTTGGTTGTGACTCATATGATATATCTGGAACAGTGGATAGAAGAGGATCAAAAGGTGCTTTGCACGGTTTAACAAAGTTTTCTATGGAAGATGCACCAGCAAATACTTTTTTCCTTGAATATATAGCAAGACCACAAACAGCTGAGATATTTTTTGAAGATGTTTTAATGGCGCTAGTATTCTACGGCATGCCACTATTAGCAGAGAATAATAAACCAAGGTTATTGTACTATTTACGTAGAAGAGGTTATAGAGGTTTTAGTATGAATAGGCCTGATAAAATATGGAATAAATTATCAGTTGCAGAAAAAGAAGTAGGTGGGATACCAAACTCTAGTGAAGATATAAAACAAGCTCACGCTGCTGCTATAGAAATGTACATAAACGATCACGTTGGTTTACTACAAGACAACACTTATGGAACAATGTATTTTAATAGTACACTTAATGATTGGTCTAAATTCAATATAAATAGAAGAACTAAACACGATGCATCAATAAGTTCTGGACTAGCAATCATGGCTTGCAATAGACATTTATATAGACCAAACCCTAAACAAAAAAAAGAACCATTAAATTTACATATATCAAAATATAATAATAAAGGATTTTCATCTACGATAATTAAAAATAAAATATGAGATCAGAACACTCTATAAATTTTCCTTCGCAAGCAGTTAGCGATTTAGAAAAACTAAATGAAGATTACGGTTTAAAAGTAGCTAGAGCTATACGCCACGAATGGTTTTCAGGAAGTACATCTAAATATAACAGTCATAAAAATAATTTTCATACGTTAAGATTATATGCTAGAGGAGAACAACCTATTCAAAAATATAAAAATGAATTATCTATAAATGGTGATTTATCTTATTTAAATCTTGATTGGAAACCTGTACCTATTATTCCTAAGTTTGTAGATATTGTTGTTAATGGTATGGCTCAAAGAAACTTTGAAATAAATTGTTTTTCACAAGATGAGTTTGGAGTTAAGAAAAGAACAGACTACATGGAGTCTATACTTCGTGACATGAGATCTAGAACATACACAGATTTAGTTAAGCAAAAATTTGGTATTGATCTTTACGAAAATAATCCTGAAGAACTTCCTGATACTGAAGAAGAACTAACGCTTCACATGCAACTTGATTATAAACAAGCTGTAGAGCTAGCAGAAGAACAAGCGCTAAACGTTTTACTAGAAGGTAGTGATTATGATTTAATTAGAAGAAGATGTCTATACGATTTAACAGTACTAGGTATTGGAGCTACTAAGACCACGTTTGATTTTAGCACTGGAGCTCAAGCAGAATACGTTGATCCAGCTAATTTAGTTTACTCACATACTGAATCACCTTATTTTGAAGATGTATATTATATTGGTGAAGTAAAAGAACTACCTATTAACGAATTAGTAAAAGAGTTTCCAGAGTTATCTGAAGAGGAAATAAAAGAATTAGCAAATAAATACGCTTACCCATTAGATTACGTTACAAGTAGAGATAAAAATAAAGTTCAAGTTTTATATTTTAATTATAAAACTCATATGAATAATGTTTATAAATTAAAAGAACTTGCTAGTGGTGCCGAAAAGATTATTGAAAAAGATGATCAATTTAATCCACCCGCAGATATGGAAGCTAAGTTTTCTAAACTTGAAAGAGTTGTTGAAACTTTATATGAAGGTGTTTACATTATAGGTGCAGATAAGATACTTAGATGGAAGATGTGTGACAATATGATGAGAACTGACTCTGATTTTAGTAGAGTTAAAATGAATTACCAAATTGTTGCTCCAAGAATGTATGAAGGTAGAATAGAATCTATTGTTAGTAGAATAACTAGTTTTGCTGATATGATTCAATTAACACATTTAAAGCTACAACAAGTTATGGCACGTATGGTGCCTGATGGTGTTTATTTAGATGCTGATGGTTTAGCAGAAGTTGATCTTGGTAATGGAACAAATTATAATCCACAAGAAGCACTTAACATGTTCTTCCAAACTGGTAGTGTTATAGGTAGAAGTTTTACATCTGATGGTGATGGTAACCCTGGTAAAGTACCAATACAACAAATAAACAACGGTGTTAACAGTGGTAAATTACAAAGTTTAATTACAACTTACAACTACTATTTACAAATGATAAGAGATGTAACCGGATTAAACGAAGCAAGAGACGCTAGTACTCCAGATCGTAATGCTTTAGTAGGTGTACAAAAAATGGCAGCAGCTAATTCTAATACAGCTACAAGACATATATTACAATCAATGATGTTTATTACGGCTGAGGTTGCAGAGTGTCTATCACTACGTATAGCAGATATAATAGAGTACTCACCAACGCGCGATGCTTTTATAAGGGCATTAGGTGCACACAACGTAGCTACGTTAGAAGAAATGAAAAACTTACATCTTTATGATTTTGGTATATTTATAGAGTTAATGCCAGATGATGAAGAAAAACAAATGCTAGAAAATAATATACAGGTTTCTTTACAACAAGGCTCTATAGATTTAGATGATGCTATAGATTTACGTAATATAAGAAATATAAAACTAGCTAATCAAATGTTGAAGATTAAAAGGAAACAAAAGCAAAGAAGAGATCAACAAATTCAACAACAAAATATACAAGCACAAGCACAAGCAAACGCTCAAACACAACAAGCAGCAGCTCAAGCTGAAATGCAAAAGAAACAAGCTAACGCTCAGGCTGATGCTCAACTAGAACAAACTAGAAATCAACTTAAAATACAATATTTACGAGAAGAAGCTAGTGTTAAAAAAGATTTAATGCAATACGAGTTTCAACTAAATACCAGACTAGAAGGTATGAAAAAAGAAGCTGCAGATAAAATGGAAGCTTTAAGAGAAGATAGAAAAGATGCTAGAGTTGATAGACAAGCTGGTCATCAAAAAGAAATGATTACACAAAGAAGTGAGGGTGATTCACTTAAAAAGTTTGAATCATCAGGTAATGATATAGTTACAGGAGATGCAGGTTTAGACCTGTAATCTTTATTTTTAATATTTTATAAAATTTTATTATGATAGAAGAAAACAATGAAGTTGTTGAAGAAACAACTGAAGAAAACGTAGAACAACCCGTAGAAGAAGTTGTTGACGAATTAGATTTATCTAAGTTTGATAGCGCTGAAGATCCAGATGTTATTAAAATAGATTTAGACAATACACCTGAAATTAAAAGCGAAGAGGTTGAGCAACAACCCGCTGAAGAAGAAAAGGTGGACGTAGTCGAAGAAACAGTAGATCAACCTGTACTTCAAGAAGTTACTGAAGAAGAAAAAGTTGAAGAAGTGCAAGAAGCTGTTGAAGAAGCAGTTGAAGAAGCAGTTGCTACTGGAGAACCACTACCAGAAAACATACAAAAAGTTGTAGAGTTTATGGAAGAAACAGGTGGTGATTTACAAGACTACGTTAATTTAAATAGAGATGTTTCAAAAATGGATGACTCAGATATATTAGACGAGTACTATAGAAGCACTAAATCTCATTTAACAGCAGAAGAACGTAATTTTTTATTAGAAGAGAAGTTTGGTTATGAAGATGATATTGATGATGAAAAAACAATACGTAGTAAAAAGATAGCCCTCAAAGAGCAAGTTGCCGAGGCTAGAGCCCACTTAGACAGGCAAAAGTCTAAATACTATGAAGATATTAAAGCTGGGTCAAAGTTGACTCAAGAACAACAAGATGCTATTAATTTCTATCATAAATACAATAAAGATCAAGAAAGTCAGAAAAAGTTATCTGAAAAAAGCAAGAGAACATTTTTAAATAAGACTGATAGTTTCTTTGGACAGAACTTCAAAGGTTTTGAATATAATGTCGGAGATAAAAAATATCGGTATAATGTTAATGATGTTAATAAAGTAAAGACAGCTCAAAGTGATATTAATAATTTTGTCAACAAGTTTGTTGGTGAAGATAAGTCTACTATAGACGACGCTGCAGGTTATCATAAATCTTTATATACAGCTATGAACGCTGATGCTATTGCCAAGCACTTTTATGAGCAAGGTAAAGCAGATGCAATTAAAAGTCAAGTTGCTAAAGATAAAAACATTAATCTAGAACCTAGAAAAACTCATGGCGAAACAAATGTTGGGGGTGTTAAGTATAAGGTGTTAGGTCAATCTTCTTCTGAAATTAAAAATAGATCTTTTAAGATTAGAAGTAAAAATAAAAAATAACATTTAAAAAAAATATATTATGGCAATTACTGCAGGAGGTAGTTTGAATAGTGTACCTGCTCCACAAAAGCAAGCGCTAAATACAAATTATCTAGATTTTACGGGCTCCACTAATGACTGGAGACAACAATACCTGCCTGACTTAATGGAAAAAGAAGCTGAAGTTTTCGGACCGAGAACTATTTCAGGTTTTTTAGCTAAAGTTGGTGCAGAAGAATCTATGACCTCTGATCAAGTTGTTTGGTCTGAGCAAGGTAGATTACACTTATCTTATAAGTGTTCTATGTTAGACAATGATGCTGGTATCAATGGTAACTTAGGTTGCAAGATAGAAGTATTAACTGATATGGATGGTCAAGATCCAGGTTTTAATCACGGTATTCGTTTGAACGATACTGTTATTGTTGCTGGTGGAACTGGTCAAACATTTAAAGGTGTTGTAACTGAAGTCGCTACTGCGTCTTCACCTGACATTGAAGTTATACCTTACGACAATAACGATGCTGTTATAGCTAACGGTACTGACAACTGTACTGTTTTAGTTTATGGTTCTGAGTTTAAAAAAGGAGTATCTTATCCAGGAGCACTAGCTGATGCTGGTGGTTCTCAAGCTGCTTCTACTGAATCAAGAGGCGCTAACGAACCTAAGTTTACAACTTTCACTAACAAGCCAATTATCTTAAAAGATTACTACGAAGTATCAGGATCTGATGCATCTAGAATTGGTTGGGTAGAAGTTTCATCTGAGCAAGGACAATCAGGTTATCTTTGGTATTTAAAAGCTGAAGCTGATACAAGAGCTAGATTTACTGATTACTTAGAAATGTCAATGATTGAAGGTGTTAGAGCTTCTGGCACTAATGATGCTGATTTAGCTGTTCATCAAGAGGATGGCGCTGCAACTGGTACTGAAGGTTTATTTGCTGCTATTGAATCAAGAGGTAACTTAACTTCAGGTGTAACTGGTGTTAATGCTGCTACTGATTTAGCTGAGTTCGATGCTATTTTAGCTGAGTTTGACAAGCAAGGTGCTATTGAAGAATACATGATGTTTGTTAACAGATCAACTAGCTTAGCGATAGACGATATGCTTGCTTCAATGAATTCTTACGGAGCTGGAGGTACTTCTTACGGAGTATTTGACAACGACGAAGATATGGCTTTAAATTTAGGTTTCTCAGGATTTAGAAGAGGTTCTTACGACTTTTACAAATCTGACTTCAGATACTTAAATGATAGAGCTACAAGAGGTGGTATTAATGATGCTGCTGGAGCTAGTGCTATCAGAGGTGTTATGATTCCAGCTGGTGTATCTACTGTATACGATCAAAACATGGGTAAAAACATGAAGCGACCGTTCTTACACGTTAGATATAGAGCTTCTGCAACTGATGATCGAAGATTAAAAACTTGGGTTACTGGTTCTGTTGGAGCCGCTACATCAGCACTTGATGCAATGCAATTACATATGTTATCAGAAAGATGTTTGATCACACAAGGTGCAAACAACTTTATGTTAATGAAGTAAACTATTTATTTTATAAGGGCGGTCTAGTATCGCCCTTATATTTTTATTAATTATATTATATATTATATTATGGCAAAAAAGAAAAAAGAAACTAAGGTTGAAGAACCTATAGTTGAAGAAACAATAGTTGTAGAAGAACAACCTATTGTAGAAGAAAAACCTAAAATTAAAGTTGCTGAAGTTAAGGCTAAACCAAAAGATACTTGGGAGATAAAAAATAGAGTTTATTATTTAAAAGGAAATAAAAAACCTTTGTCAAGATCTATAAAATCAGCTAACGTTTATTACTTTGATGAAAAACTTGGTTACGAAAGAGAGCTTAAGTATTGTCAAAATCAAAGAACTTGTTTTGTTGATGAAATGAAAGGTGATCAAAGATTAGAACATATTATATTTAGAAGTGGTGTTCTTTACGTTGAGAAAGAAAAAACAGTTCTACAAAAACTTTTATCATTATACCACCCTCATAGAGACAAGTTATTTTACGAACATAAACCAGTTCAAATAGCTGAAAATGAATTAGATTGGTTAGAGTTTGAAGTTGAAGCACTTAAGATAGCTAAAGATATGGATATCGATTTAGCTGAAGCTATACTAAGAGCAGAAGTTGGATCTAAAGTTAATAAGTTAGGTTCTAAGGAACTTAAAAGGGATTTACTACTATTTGCAAGGAAAAATCCTAAATTATTCTTAGATTTAGCTCAAGATGATAATGTTCAGTTAAGAAACTTTGGTATAAAAGCTGTTGAAGCTAAACTTATAAATTTATCACGCGACCAAAGATATTTTACTTGGGGTAACACAGGTAGAAAATTAATGACTGTTCCGTTTGATGAACATCCATACTCAGCACTAGCTGCTTGGTTTAAAACCGATGAAGGTATGGAAATATACCAAAACATAGAAAAAAGATTAAACTAATATCTTTTAGCTAATATTAATAGCCACTCATTTTGGGTGGCTATTTTTATTTAGGGCTAACCTTTCACTTTATTATGTAACTATAATATAGTAAAATATATTATAATATGAGCGAAACAAATAAATCAAAAGGACTAGGTGATACTGTAGAAAAAATTACTAGAGCTACAGGTGTAAAATCATTAACAGAGTTAGCTATGAGAGCAACTGGTTATACAGACTGTGGTTGTGATAAACGAAAAGCTTGGCTCAACAAACAGTTTCCTTATTATAAATAAAAATAATTATGGCAGTACCAATAGATAATGTTTATCAAAAAGTTTTAGCACTTTGTAATAAAGAACAGAGAGGTTATGTAACACCCCAAGAGTTTAACTTATTTTCTGATAAAGCGCAAAATGAAATTTATGAAAATTATTTTCATCAACTTAATTTAGCTCAAAGAAAACCTAATAGTCAAAAACAACACTCAGATATTTTAGAATCTATTGAGCACAAGCTAAGTGGTTTTATAGAAAGTGACTTAATAACTGTTTCAACTGCCGCTGGTGGTGCAGCACTACCTAGTAGTGTCAACCCCTATAGAATAATAAAAGTTGTAGGTAATAATACGGCTTCTGGTAAAACAGCAGAAAGAGTAAGTGCTAGCGAGCTTGATCATATTTTAAATAATCCATTAACGGCCCCATCTACTAGTAGATCTATATATGTTCACACAGGATTAAGTAGTGGTATTGCTTATCTACAATTTCATCCTAATGGTAGTGATTTAATTGTGTCAAGTGCTTGGAGAGTTTTTTATTACAAAGATCCTACAAAGCCTAATTGGGGGTATGTTTTAGCTGGTCCAAGTGGTTTTGAAAAAGCCCTATATAACGCTGGAACTTCAACTGATTTTCAACTACATCAATCTGAAGAAGAAAACTTAGTTAATAAAATATTAATCTTAGCTGGAGTAACAATACAGAAACAAGATATACAACAAGCTGGGGCAACTCAAATGCAGGTAAAAAATCAAGAACAAAATAGTTAACAATGGGATTACTAAGTCAAAATCAAGAAACTTATTATGGATCTGGTAACGCCGCTAACTACGGCGATTATCAATTTACAACTTTAGATAATATCATAAATGCTTTTATGGTTGCTTATGTTGGTGAAAATAAAATCATAAGTAAAGTAAATAGAACTGATATTCAGTTTCACGCTATGCGCGCTATACAAGAATTATCATACGATGTGTTAAGATCTTTCAAATCTCAAGAAATAGAAGTACCTAACACACTATCAATGATACTACCTCAAGATTATGTTAACTACATTAAAATAGTTAGGGTTGGTAGTGATGGTTTAGAAAGGCCTTTATATCCAGCTAGAAAAACATCTGATCCTTTTGCTATAACACAAGATGCAAGTGGTGTATATCAATTTACAGCTAACGCCTTAACAGAGCAAACACCAAGTAATACTTCTACTAACTTTCAAAATGTAACACCTATCAATTATCAACTGTATGATATCAACTATTCTTCTGATATAGAGATATCTACAGAAGGTAGAAGATATGGGTTAGATCCGCAATACTCACAAATAAACGGTAGTTTTTTTATAGACCAATTAAGAGGTTTAATAAAGTTCGGTGCTGCACTAGCAGGTGAAACAATAACACTTCATTACGTTAGCGATGGTCTAGGTACAGACGCAGAAATGGTTGTGCATAAGTTTTGTGAAGAAGCTTGTTATAAACATATAGCTTATGGTATATTATCTACAAGATCTAATATGCCAGAGTATATAGTTCAAAGATTTAAAAAAGAAAGATTTGCTGAAACTAGAAAAGCAAAAATAAGATTATCAAATATTAAGATTGAAGAATTCACGCAGATACTTAAAGGTATGGGCAAACAAATAAAATAAAATTATGGCAGAAATCAAACATAGTTTTACTGGTGGTAAGATGAATAAAGATCTTGATATAAGATTAGTTCCTCAAGGCCAGTACAGAGACGCGGTTAACATACAGGTTAGAACTACAGATGGAGGTAGTGATGGCCAAGGTGATGGTGGTGTCGTTCAAAATTTAGAAGGAAATACTAACATAGGCTACTACAGTGGTAATGAAAGTAGTGGTGATACTGTTTCTGTTTCTCAAGGTGATATGACTTGTGTTGGATCTGTAGGTGATGAAAAAACAAATAATGCTTATTTTTTATTTACACCAAAAGATCAAGATGCTGAATCATATAATGCGACAACTAGCATCGTAACAATGCTAGATACTATAGTTGAGCAAAACGTAGACACAAATGCTTGCTCACCTGTTGTTGTTGATATATGGAGAGTCCACTCACCTATAGCTAATGTAATAACTGATTTCACTCAGTTTACATCGAGCACAATAAACATAACTTTAGTTGCTGGATTTACAAGTAGAATTAGAGAGAACATGACTCTTACTTTGTATAACACTGCTAATGATAACTCTGCTTTTATTAAGATTAAAAAGATTGATGGTAATATAATAAGGCTTTATGATCCTATAGATGCTTCTTCTTGGGATAGCAGTACGTTTACTCACGCAGAGTTTGAACATCCAAGAGTTTTAAATCTACATCCAGACAATCATGTTACAGCTATAAACATTATAGATGATTTGCTATTCTTTACTGATGGTGTACATGAGCCTAAAAAAATAAACATAACAAGATGTAAAGCAGGTACTACTGCTGATATTGATACTCACACACAACTTTTAATTACAAACAATAATGGTGACTTAGTTGATGCTGGTGACGTAGAGTTTAGTGATGCTAACCTTGGTAATGTTAACAATGATTTATTAGAAGAGCATGTTACTGTTCTTAGACCAGCGCCTAAAACAGCACCGACTATACATGTTGATGCTCGTGATGTAGCTGAGTTAAAGTTTACGGTAAACGAATATTTAAACACATCTGGTTTAGTTCCTTGGATATCAGGTGGAGTTCAACCAATAGTAGGTGACGAATTGCAAATAGGTTTATCTTATGACACTAGCGGTACCGCAGTAAACATAGGTATATCGTCACCTGAGCTTAGTCAAATACCTTTAATTCAAGGAGATGTATTAACAGTAACTCAAGAAGAAGTTGAAGTGGGATTTGATGCAGTTGATTTTAAAGTTGAGTTCTTAACATACTTAGATGAAGCGTCAACAACATCTGTGCCCGTTGATTTTGTAACCAATAAAATAAGAGTTAAAGTTTTAACTGAACCTAGTTTGATAATTGAAAATGATATGACCTCTTGGTCTTTTGAAGTTACTAGTTTAGAAAAACCAAAGTTTGAATTAAAGTTTGCTAGGTTTGGTTATAGATATAAATACGAAGATGGCGAGTACTCTGCATTCTCTCCATTTTCTGAATTAGCTTTTGATCCAGGTCTTTTTGATTATGACGTAAAGAAAGGCCATAACTTAGGTATGATAAATACTATAAGAGAATTAACTATAAAAGATTTTATACCTTATTACACTGATAGAGCTTTAGATATTGTAGAAGTTGAAGTGCTATACAAATCAACTGATAATCCAACGGTGTACAGTATAAAGAGTATTAAGAAGGTTAGAGATAACGAGTGGGAGTTATTTACTCCAAACGATACGACTGTTGATAACAATAACACAACTCAATTAAGTATAGAAACTGGTAGCTTAACTATTAAATCAGAAACTATACATAGAGCTATACCTTCAAATCAAATACTTAGAGCTTTTGACAATGTACCTAGGCACGCTAAAGCTCAAGAAATAACTGGTAGTAGAGTAGTGTACGGTAATTACGTACAAGGTTTTGATCTAACATATCCTGTTGGTTTAACTCAAAATGTTGTAAGTGAACCTGTAAATGGTCAACCTAAAAGATCTGTAAAAACTATTAGAGATTATAAAGTTGGTATGGTTTTTGGTGATAAGTACGGTAGAGAAACACCTGTTATTGTATCAAATAGATTAATTGATTTAGATTCTGATCCAACAACAACCAACTATATAGTTGAAACAGACGATGTAAGAGTTAAAAAACAACTAGCTGCAATGTCTAATAAACTACTAGTTCAACAAGACTGGAACAAACTAGGTTTACCAGCTAGTACGCCTGACACTATGGAGTGGATGGATTACGTTAAGTATTACGTTAAAGAAACTTCTAACGAATACTATAGTATGGTGATGGATAGATGGTACTATGCTGAGGAACAGGAAAATATATGGTTATCTTTTCCATCAGCAGATAGAAACAAAGTAGATATTGAAACTTACTTAGAATTAAAAAAAGCTCATGGAGAAAACATACCAGTATTAGAAGATGCTAGATATAAAATAATAGCTATAGAAAATGAAGCTCCTGATTTTATAAAGATAGACCATAGGTTTATGGGTGAGGTAAGATTAGGATCAGAGTTTACCCATGATGGTGGTGGTGATGTTGTAAATACTGCTGATCCAACTTTACTTATAGATCCTGATAGGGGAAAAGCTATTGACATTGGACCAGATGAATATCAAAACTTTTTGGATACATACGGTCCTAATAAAAGAGGTCAACTACTAGCTAGAGTTGTTGGTAGAACTATTAATAATTCAACAGGTGTTACTGTTAACAAAATAGTAAGTGGAGATTTTAAAAAAGTAACAAACTTTAGTAGAGGTACAGTAGGTTCAACGGACAACGTCGCTACAATTAGATTTAATAAATCATTTGGTGAAAGTGCTAATATGAGAGAACGTTTCACGTTAGCTGGTTACGCACTAAATTTACTTGAAGCAGATCCTTCTGCTAATGATTTAAATTACTTCTTAGAGTTTAAAGAGGAGGTGGTAGAAAACAAACCAGAGTTTGATGGTAGATTTTTTGTATTAATAGAAAAAGATGAACCAATAGAAAAATATGTAGAAAAAATAACAGCATCATCTATTGGTTTTACCGAGATAGATCAAGTGGCTATAAGCTATGTTGATTCACAAACTTATAGTCCAGCTAAGTCTGGTCCATACTCTTATGTAGGTGGTGGTAATACTGCATTTGGTAGCACTGGTGTTTACGCTGATTTAGATGCAGAATCAACTGGTTCAGCAAACGTAACAGACACGTCAAATTCACCTTATATCTGGTGGGGTTGGGGTGAGTTTTCAGAAAATCCAGCACCTCAAGGTTTAAGTAATGATCCTATTCAAGCTAACTTCTTTGCTTTAGGTTGCCAAAGAAACGGTGTTTTACAAGGTATAGGAGTGGAACATTTTGATGATAACTTTGGAAGCAACAACGCTGATAAAGTTATTAACTATGGTGCTATAACAAGAGCTTATTGGGAAAATTTTTTAACTTGGCATCAATCTACTTTAGGCACATCATATGCTAATATAGCTGGGCTAGGTATTAATATTAGAAATAGAGTTTTTTTAGATGGAGCTAGAGCTACTAAATATCGTTTACAAGAGTTTGGTACAAATTCTGGTAACACAACAGAGATGGGTATTAGAGGAAATGCGTCTGATCCAGCGGCTGGATACGGACTAACAACATTATCAAATGATGATACTGAATACTCTACTCCTCCGTATATATTCAATTACAAGCCAACAGCACTAGACACGAGTGCAGATCCAACAGCAGTTGGTATGTGCAGAATGGTGTTTAGTCAAACTAAAGGTGTAGATGGATCTCAAGATAGTTGGGGAGCAGAAGGCACATTCGCGACAGATATATCTGAGTTAAATGGTGTTGGTGGTGCTTTAACTGTTTACAATTACTTTACAACACCTGGAACTTATTTTAGATTTTTAGATGATGGATCTGGTCCAGGAGGCGAACCACACACATATGTAGTTGTTGAATCTAGTCCCGATGGAAGTGTTAGTTTACCAATACAATATTCAAACGAAATAAAAAACTTTGGCCGTGCGTTTGATAATGATGAAGTAGATGATGATGATAATCAATTTAAAGAGAAAGTAATATCTACTACACAACCTGTTACAAACAACAACAATCCTTTTGGTCCAGATATATCAAGTCCAAGTTCAACAGCTTATGATAGTACTACATTTCTACTTGGTGGAAGTAGTGCTTCAGAAACAGATTTAAGATGGGGCGGTGAAAATGCTAATTGTGTGGATGAGAATAACAATCCTATAGATTGCTGGAGTATATTAAAAGAAAGTGGAGCTTCTTATTTAACGGGCTCTCAACTAGATTTTTACGTTTCTGGTTCTATTAACTCTTCTTATCCAGCTGAACCAATTAAAATAAAAGTTGGATGTAGGAAAAATAATATAGCTGGTGATCCAGGTGGTAATGATGGTAATTTTTTAGATCAAGCTATATGTAGAGAGTGTAAAGGTAGTCAAAGAGGTTGTAATAGACACTCTATAAGATTTGAGTTTAGAAAAGTAGATGAAGTAACAGGGGAAATACTAAACGAAGGTATAACTAATTTAGACGAGTTTGATCCTAGAGGTCAAGCTAAACACGATGGATCAGCTGGGGCTATAAGATTTAGTATACTACAAAGAGCTCTTATTAGCGGTGGAGATGTAATTGAAGCTGAAACAGATAGAGGTGTTTGGGAAACAGAACCTAAAGAAGGTGAAGAGCTTGATATATACTATGAAGCTACACATGCGTTACCTATGAAGCTAGAACAAGGTAACACTTTGGCTTACGCACCGTTAAAATCTAGAGTATTTAGTCAGTACTTTGATATTGAAGGTGGTAATCAAATAAATAGCTTGACCACTGATTTAGATGGAAACCTTTTTAAAGATATTAAAGTTGGTGGAGCAGAGTATACACAAAATGAATCTATAATAAAAGTAATATCAACCAATGCTGATGATGTTGTTGGTGTACATAAAGGTGGAATAGGTATTGGCGATCACATTAGCTTTGAACATAGTAGTGGTTTAATTACAAAAAGTGAAGTTGAAAAATATTATAAAGCTCCATCTGGTAGTAATGTAACATACGTAGCAGGTCCAACTGTAGATGTTACTATAACTTTTGATGGTGGTGTTACAGATGATTTACCGCAAGGAACAATATCTATAACAAATCAAGATGGTTCTGCGTTTAACGATGTGAGTGCTTTTGCCGTAAGTGACGGTATAGGTGGCCACGGCGCTAGTGTAGTTGGAGATGATGTTCCTGGTAATATATTCTTAAAACATTTTCCACCCTTTGGTTCATTTGGTGGTAACAATCAATTAACAGATGTTCGATGGATAACTGGTTTCGATGAAGCTGATCCTGATGCTGTAGCTGGTACTTCATTTGATGTAACCTTACATTTTCAAACAGGTTACTACCAAATTAAAAAAGATGTTTATCAATATGCTGTTCAACTTGGTTGGCATAATTGTTATTCATTTGGTAACGGAGTAGAATCAGATAGAATACGTGATGACTTTAACGCACCTCAAATAGATAATGGTGTTAGAGTATCTGCAACAATAGATGACTTTGGTCAAGAGAACAAAACAAGTAGTTTAATATATTCAGGTTTATATAATACAACATCTGGTGTTAATGATTTAAATGAATTTAACATGGGTGAAAAAATAATTAAAGATTTAAACCCGGCTTATGGCTCTATACAAAGATTAAAAAGTAGAGATACAGATGTTATTGCTTTTTGTGAAGATAGAATATTAAGAATTTTAGCAAATAAAGAAGCTGTGTTTAATGCAGATGGTAATCCACAGTTAACAGCAACTGATAGAGTGCTAGGACAAGTATCTACATTTTTAGGTGACTATGGCATATCTAATAATCCAGAATCTTTAGCTGTTGATCAATACAGAATGTATTTTACCGACACACAAAGAGGAGCTGTTCTTAGATTATCAAGAGATGGTTTAACTCCTATATCAAGTGTTGGTATGAAAACTTGGTTTAGAAAAAATTTAAAAAATAAAACTAAACTTCTTGGTAACTTTGATACTGTTAATGGTGAATATAACTTAACGTTTACACCATCACCAGCTAATGGCCCAACAATTTCTTTTAACGAAACTTCTAAAGGTTGGGTTAGTTTTAAATCGTTTAAACCAGATGAAGGTTTATCTATCTCTGGTCAATACCTAACGGTTAAAGATGGTACAATATGGAAACATTACTCACCAAATGTAGGTAGAAATTTATTTTATGGTGCAACTTCTCTAAACTCTTTTAGTGAGTCTAAATTAGAAGTTGTATTTAACGATGCTCCTGGTCAGGTAAAATCTTTTAAAGCTATGAACTATGAAGGTTCACAATCTAGAGTTATACAAAATCTAGATGATTATGACTACTACAACTTAATAGGTAAAAATGGCTGGTGGGTTGATGCTTTAAATACTGATCTACAGGAAGGTAGAGTTGTTGAGTTTATAGATAAAGAAAATAAATGGTTTAATAGAATACAAGGTATACAGAGTTCACAGGCAAATTTAGATACTAATGAGTTTACTGTTCAGGGTATAGGTAATCCTACGGTGGTTGAACTACCAGAAGTAGCACCTTCTACTTTTACTTTTACTATTCAAAACGATACTAGTAACGATCCAGCTGGTCAAGGTTCTAATAACTCTGGTTACTCTGGTTAATATAATTAATTATGTCAAGTTCACTACAAAATTGTACTATAACATCATATTCAGCAGAAGAGTTTGCTGGAGATAACATGAGCGCAGGAACACTAGAGGCTCAAACCCTACCTAGTGGTACGGGTTATACTTCTTCTCAAGCTCAAACCGTATATTCATATTTTTTAAAAATATCTCCACTACCTAATTACCGTATAAATTCAAACATGGTTTTTTTAAATAGTATTTCTCCTGCTAACATTGGTGCATTATCTCCACTAGAAACCTCTGTACGTAGTTGGCAGATGAATTCTAATACAACAGGTGCGGCTATATCTCAGTACCAAGGCACTTTAAATCAAGTAAGAATATATGACACCCTAACAGATGGTGATACTAATTGCAACAACGAGATTATAGTTATGGTTCAACTAGATCCTGGTTTTACTATGCCTAGTAATGATGTTTATATAAATTTAGATTTTGGATGTACGGCAGCCCCTTGTCAAGAAGAAGAGGTTTGGACCCCAACTAATAATAGCATAGGTCTCCAATTTTTTGAATTAATAATTAACTCTAATTATGAAAACTGCGATATTTTTGTAGCTAAATATTTTGATGATGCTGCCTACGCGAGTAGTATTTACTGGCTTCAAAACAGGAATTGTTTTAATGACGAAGACGATCTTTATGCTTACAGAAACATACCTGTGTATGATCCTAATTTTTTATGGTTAAATAATAATCCAGGATACTTTGTTGGTTCACCAGATCCACAACAAGATTCTCCTTTAGCTAGTTTTCAACCAACAACTTATAATCAATATAGTGGTTCAGCTACATTCGAAGATGGAAACACTTGGAGCGGATGGTTTGATGTTAACAACACTAATAATGTAACCACAGAGTGCGGATCAATTTTATGTTTAATTCCACCTAGAGCTACTGGATCTAATGGAATGGATCTCAATGCTAGTGCTAACATTACTTTAACACAAGGAACAATTGGTCCTAATGCTGAGTCAAATCCTGTTGCTCATGATCTACAAAGAAATGAAGGGTATCGAATTGCAGCGTGGTCTGGTGAAGGTGGTGCGGGTAGTATTCCATATTTAAATCCTACAGATTATCCTTTTTTAACACCCGGAGATGGAGTTTTACCAACCCATCTACAGTGGTATATATCAGTTGGTGACAACCCTGATTACGAGCTTATAGCCGAAACAGCTGATATTTGGAAAATTATATCAACAAGCGCTGCTGGATCAGATAATGATCCATCAACAGATTCACTTGATGTTAATAACTGGCTCATGTCGTGTAGTGTTATCACGCCTGAAAATTACACACTACTTGTTTCAGAAACAAATACCAGTGGAGTTGTTACTCAAAATAATAGTTATTTAGATATTGCTAATGCTGAAATAACTCAAGTTGTAAAACCCGATGGTAGTATAGATACAAAAACAATTAAAGTAAAAATACCTTTTCAATCAAACTTAGAAATTCCTTTTTGGCAAGCCGCATCATCGATAGCTGATGATTTAGCGGGTTTAATTAAAAACAATAAAATATTTTTAAATCTATATCCAACAGAAGTATAAAATTATGTTACAGACTACTACAAATTTAAAATTAAAAATAGCAGCTAAAACTTATAATTCAAGTTTATCTTTTACAGGATTAGCTGTATCACAAAAATTAAAAACAAATTCAAAGCAACTAAGTTTTGGTAGTAAAACTATAGATAGTGATGGTAATATAGTAATAAATAACACAACTACAGTTTCAACTAGTAGAACAAACATTGGTAAAGTTAATGAGTTAACAACTAATACTACATCTAGTATAATACCTTATAATAAAAACGTTGCAATAGCTACATTTACTATAACACCTAGCACTAACTTTAAAATATCAAACCCACCATCTGTTAGTGTATCTTCTGGTAACAATAGTAATTTAAATTTATTTATAGAAAAAACTCCAACATTAAATAAGTTTAATATAGTTTGTAATTCATCAAGAGCTATAAAGTCAAGAGACGATGTTAATGTTGATTTAAACTACTCTGTTGCTAGAGTTACCACGCCTTCAACTAATACTATAAAAAGATTATACCTTGGTAGCTCAACAATTAATAAAGAAGGTGAAGAAAGGTTTATAAAAATATACGGATCACCAAACACTCCTTTTGAACTAAGTGTTTTAGATAGTAGCGACAACTCTATACTAACAAACACTAATTCAACTTTTGTTTTACCCGTTGGTGTTAAACAATCTTTATCTCAAAAGTTAAATAAAAAAGGTCATTATTTTTATAAGCAAAGGTTTCCTTCTTTACCCACAATACGCGTAACCAAGGTTAACGGTAGCATGGCGGCAAGTGGTGCGACTAAGGTTATATTTGATAGCTTAACAGACGTGCAAGTTGGAGATGAGATTTTCTTAACAGACGCTAACAATAAATTTTTTGCAGATGGAGAAACTATAAAAGTTTTAACTTTAAATCCAGATGGTGATAACGCTAATGAATGTGAATTGTCTAAGTCTATAATAGCAGCGGACAATAGACCTGTCGCTTTTAAAAGGTCTACAACTTATAAGATCAACTTAGAAACATCAGGAACAAAAGATTCTAGTATAGCATCTACTTTTCCAACTCAAACATTTAATCAATACACTGGCTCTGTAATTAAGGTTATAGGCACAGCTGTTACTGGTGCTGCTATAAACGGTGGTGGATCAGGTGCAGCTAACAATCAATACTATGGATTTGAGCATGATGGTAAAAATAAACAAATATCATTAATATATACATTGACAGGTAAGACATTTACACAAGCAAGTAATCATCCAGTGCCTAGCGATGTGGCGTTAACTAGTGGTAACGTTGAATTTAGTGTTAGTAGCATAAGAGCAACTGGAACAGGAACAACAGAGTATAAATTATATATATTAATTTTAATAGATAAAGTTGGTATAGACGACTCAGTAATAACAGTTAGTTTAGATAATATAGTATCATAATATGGCAACAATAAATTTAACATTTACAACACCTATCAACATGTCCTGCAAAGTTGGCGACACAGCTTACTTTGTGAATTATCCAACAAATACTTTTGGTGGATTTAACGTTAGTAGTGCTATGCAGTTAATCGGTGTTATAAACACTATAACAGAAACAACGTCAACAACTGTTTTAAACATCGAAGAGCAAGGTGTTAATACCGACGATATAACAACTAGCTCGTTTATATTTTTTCAAAAGAATAATTTAGTTGAAATGGGATCGATGCTAGGTTATTACGCTACCGCTACTTTTAGAAACAACTCTACAGCTAAAGCTGAACTCTATGCTACGGCCTGTGAAATAGAAGAAAGTAGTAAATAATTAGCAAAAAATGTAACTATATAATAGTAAAATAACAATTATGGCAGAAGAAAAAAATAGTCCTTTAAAAATACTACCAGTTATAGGCGCAGCCGTATCTGCTGGTACTAGTATATTTGGAGCTATACAAGCTGGTAAACAACAAAGAGCTGCTGAAGCAAAAGAAGCTGAAGCTAGAGAAGAGATGAATAGACTTCAAAATGTTTATGCAAATCTAGATACTAGTAATCCTTTTTTAAACATGGAGAACACCATGGAGGATTTAACTGTTAACCAACAACAAGCTCAGTTTCAAAAACAACAGTTTCAACAAAGTCAATCTAACATATTAGATAGCTTACGTGGTGCTGCAGGTGGTGGTGGTGTGGCAGCATTAGCTCAACAGTTATCACAGCAAGGGCAATTAGCATCACAACAAGCATCAGTCGATATAGGTCGACAAGAAGCTAGTAATCAAATGGCAGCAAGACAAGAGGCGCAAAGAATACAAGATTTACAAATACAAGGAGAGTATACTAAAAGAGGTGCAGAATTAGATAGAACATCAACACTTCTTGGTATGGCGCAGCAGCAAACAGCAGCTGCGGCAGAACAAGCTGGTCAAGCTCAAGCAGCTAAAATGGGTGCTATATCAGGTGGCTTACAAAACATAGCAGGTGCTGTAGCCGGTTTTGGAGATGAAACCGCACAAGGTTTAGGTAATACATCTATACCACAAGGCACAGGTGAATCAAGTACTTTTACTCCTTCAACAGGAAACCCACAACAAACATATACTTATGATTCGGCTACCGGACAGTATGTTCCAACTAATTAAATTAATATAATATGGCAGATAGAATGTTAGTACAAGGTGCTGGTCAAGTGGCACGAGCAGAAGGCGTTGGTAAATTAGCGGCTACAACCGCTGCTATGGACCTAGCTGATCACCTATCAGAAGGCGTTAATACAGTTATACAAGCTAGAAATAGACATTTTAATTCAGCAATGAAAGCTGAACTAGCTAAGACTGGTGAAATGACAGATGAAGAGTACAAGAAATACGAAAAGAAACTAAGAAAACAAAGGTTTAAATATGTTTATTTAAACAAAAGAGGTAGGATGTCTTTAGAAAACGATCTAAACAAAGAGGCTGATGCTATAAAACAAGAGAAAGAATTAAACGATAAAATAGCTAATGTACCTATAGAAAATCCAAGCAAAGATTTAGGTGGATGCAACGCTAACGCTGTAGCTAAAATAGTAAAAGGTGAGATGGAGGTTGTTTACGATGAGAACGGTAACGCTGGGTATAATATGCCAGCTGGTAGAGAGTGTTATGCTGCTGAACGTGAAGAGCTGAGAGAGTATGTTAAGTTTGATGAAAACAATAATGCTAAGCTAGCTAGCTATGCAAACGCTTGGGATGATGGTAGATTTGAATTATCTTCAGATGGTAATTTTAAAGAAGATAAGTTTGGTAATAAATATCCTAACACTAAAGAAGGTTACCAAAGTTTTGTTGACGCTTCAGAAAAATACTGGAAAGAGCAAGATAAAAAAACACAACAAAAAAGAAAACTAGATATAGATACTCAAACTCAAAAAAGATCTGCACATCCTGTTTGGGAACAAGATAATGAAGATGAGTTTGGTGGTAGTCCTATGACTATGAAGTCTCCTATGAAGGCTAATGAGATGCAAGGTGGTCAAGGTCAAGAAGAAGCTAAAGAACCTAAATCTAAAGCAAACGGTAACTTCATGAGCTTTAGCCAAGTAGAAAGTATGGTTAAAGGAGCTGGTGTTGATAAGGCTAGTTTTAATGCTATAAGAGCTATAGTTGCTGACAATGCTATAAAGGCTGAAAATATCCAGCTAGGCGAAAACAATGAGTTCAACTACAAGAAGAACTATAATAATATGAAGCAACAGATAGTTGCTAAAGGTAATTTAAGATCGTTAGCTCAAAACACAAATCCATTTGGTAGAGTGTTTATTGAAGATTTAGCTGAAGCTATAATGACAGCATCGTATGAAGATCTTGGTATTGCTAGTGCTAGAAAAGATAAAGGTAAACTAGAAGCTATGGATCCTACGCCTAAGACACCTATAAATATGGCTGACGCCGAAGTTATAGTTAGGAGTATATATAATAATCCTAAGATGCTAACTGAGTATGTTAGTGAGTACTACACTAACATGGCGGAACAAAACTTTAATGATAATTTAAAACCAGAGGTTGCACAAAACTTTGATTTTAAATTAACACAGCAAGAAGCTTTGGCTTCTGCTAGAAAAAGATTTGGTTCTGGCAAAACATTTACCTACAAGGGTAATGTTTATAGTACAAATACAGAGCAAGATACAGCAAAAGACGAAGACGAATTTGCATAAAACATTTTAACGGGTAACTAACGAAACAGTATGAAAAGATATCAATTTATTCTCAATGGTGAAACTATATTCAAAAACGTATCACCTGAAAACGAAGACATGTTCTTCAATAAGTACGGAAAGTACAATCCCACTCTAGTACCTGATGAGCCGGGAAAGTCGAAAGGGACGAGCCAGTCCCAAAAAAATCAAGCACCAAGTTTAGTGGAACAAGATACGGAGTCCAAATCGGAAGATGGTTCTTCGGAGCTACAAAAGAATCTATTTGAAAAAGCTGTAAACGCTACTATGCTTTCAGGCCCAATGGGCAAAATGATAGCCACTGTATATAAGGCTGGTGATTTTGGAAAAGAAGTTGCTTTAGCTGCTAAAGAAGGTATAAAAGATCGCGCAGATAAAATAAAAGAAGATAAAGAAAACTACAAGTATACTGAAGGAAACTACTTAGTTAATGCCCCTAGAGAAACAAAAAGTGAAAAACCATTAGAATATAAGTTGGATGAAAATGGAAATAGACTATATTATAATCCAAATAGAAAAAGTTTAAAAGGACTAGAGATTATAGATACTCCAGGTTGGGAAGAAGAAGTTAGATATGATTATGATAGATCTCAAGGTATTAGACTTAGAAGTTTTTCTGGTGGTAAGTTTATAGATGATATAGCATATCTTGTTGGAAGATCATTAGCATCTAGTCAAACCGGTGAATTTACAGATACCATGTTTGATGGTATAACCATGAGTGAAGAGGACAGAAAAAACTTAACAGAAGAAGATGTTAAAAAATATATTGAAGTTTTAGAAAAACAAGCGTTAGCTCCAAGATCTCCAAAAACAGATAAATTTATTGAGATAATGGATCAAGAAGAAAACGGCGTATTAGGCTTTGTTAGAGCAACAGTGTATGATCCAGCTGTTGCGCTTGAAATAACTGTACAATCTATAGCTGGTCAAGTTAGGGCTAATAAATCTAAAGGGTTACTTGGCTTGTCGCAATTAGTTGGTGGTGTGCAAGGTGCTGCTACTGCCGCAAAAACTAAAAGTCCTTTGATGGGTGTTGGTGGTTATTTAAGAGGTGTTATGTCTACACTTGGTGGTGGTGTAGAAACCACTAGTAAATTTGGAGAGTTAATAAAACAAGAGTTTGGTGGAGAAATACCATCTGAAGAAGAGCTTGTAAAGTTTTTTCAAGATGATGAAAAGTATTTAAAGTTTAGAAACAAAGCAATTGCTAAGGGTTTAACCATAGCTGCTGTTGATAATATTGGTGGTGGTATTGTTCAAAATAGCGTTTTTAAAACAGCTAAAACAGGTAGAAAAGCTCTAGCATTTGGAAAAGGTGTAGTTGGAGAAAGTGTAGTTAGTGGTGGTGGTGAAGCTTTAAGTCAAGTTGTTATTGGTGAAAAAATAAACGCAGCGGATGTTGGCTTAGAAATACTAGGACAAGGTGGTCAAGCTGTTGTAGATATTGGTACAGCTTTAAGTCCTGGTAAATACACAATAAATAAAGGTAGACCAAACGAAGAAACAGTAACGTTTGATAAAATAGAGCAAATATTAGAATCAGCAACACCAGAAGAAATTGCTGATATGAATATTGAAATAAAAAACAATAACGCTTTAAACGCTAGGGTTAAGCAGCAAGAGTATAAAGGCAAATTACTTTCTACTATAGATTCTAGAGTTGTTGATCAAGAGGCTAGAGAAGAAATATTTCAAAAAGAAAGTGAGTTATTAAGAAAACAAGGTGAGCTAAAGAAAAAACAAGAGAGAGCTGAAAGCATTGGGAAAGATAAAACTAAAGTTGATCCAGCTTTACAAGAAGAAATAAAAAACCTAGAAAACGATATACTTCAGATGACAGAAGGCTACACGGCTTTAGAAGGAACCGAAATGGTTGAAGAGGCAGAAGCTAGATCGAAAAGAATAGGAGATAAAATATTTAAAGGTAAATTAGATTTTGCTAAAAAACACTCTTCAATATATAATCTTGAGTACACTGAGATGACGAGAGATCAGGTGCTTAAAGAGTTTGGTGAAGACGCCGCTAAAAATTCATCTGGATTTGTAGATTCTAAAACCGGTAGATTAATAATAAATTTAGACGTAGCAAAAAGTGTAGGAGATATAACAGTAGGTAACCACGAGTTGCTGCATGGTGTACTTAGAAAAGCTTTAAAAGATGGTGATATAAATATTAAATTGATAGATCAATTAAGATTAAAATTAAAAGATCAGTTTAAATTAATTGATGAAGTAATAAAAGATCAATATGCTGATCTTACTGGAGAAGTAACTAGAGAGCAAGCTGAAAGATATGGTTTAGATGTAGATAGTTTACAGTTTAACGATAAAGGTTTGGCAACAGTTTCGTACATGGAGGCTAATCCAGATGAATACTTAACTATATTATCTGATTTAATTTATAATGAAAAAGTAACTATTGATCAGTCTACATTGCAATCTTTAATGCAACCTATTGTAGATTTAATAAGAAGCATTAGTCCATTTTCAAAAGTTAGATTTGGTGATGCAGATGCTGTTTTAGATTTTTTAAGAGAGTATAATAAAAGTATACACAAAGGTGCATTAAGTAGTCGTATACAAAGAGGTACAGGCGCTGACACTAATATACAACCAGATGATACTGGAACTAAGTTTAAAAGAGTAGATGCTAAACCAGCTGTAGATAAGTTGGCTGTTGATCCAAACACTGGTGAAAACTATACACAACCAGAGTGGGATAGAGTTGGTGCTAAAAGAGCTATTGAACAGTTTAAAGTAAAAAGAAAAGAGTTTGAAAATCAAGGTTATTTAGATGGTTTAATAGCTTCTAGATACAAAATAAAGCTTACCTACGACGAACTTAAATCTTTTGTTGCTGACGTTCTTGGATCTAGAGAGTTTATTAATATGATTAATCGTTTTAATAGAGGTAGACGTGGAGTTGAAACTGGACCGAATAAAGAAAACGAAAGTTTATTTGACTATATAAATTCTCAATTAAGATTTAGAGCTGATGATGTATTTAAAGAAGCTGAAAGAGGTAGAGTACCTAAGGGCACTGGAACTGTTGAAGCGGACGCTAGAACAACTGAAGGCCAACCAAAAACACAATTAGAAGATACAGGTGATACAACTATACAACGTATAGACGAACAAGAAATAAATTTAAGAGACGATAAAGTTC